TAAATACCAGTTCCAGATCGTGAATGAATATTGGCGCAAGAGCCGGATTCGTTTGCTTTGCGAGGCCGTAGAAACGCCGATATTTCGCAAGAAAATCGGCGTTGAAACGCGGAGCGGCGTTTTTATCCTCTTGCGTCCATGTCCGCGCAAGCGCCGGGCGGTCGGTAGCTACTTGTCCGTTTTTACGAATCCAGCCCGACGCCTCGTAATTAGCGCAGAACCGTTCGACCTCATAATCGGGATTTATGAAATTCTTGAAAAAAAAGATTTCAAAAAAACTCTCTTTCTCTGCCGTCGTCGCGTGCGTACACGCGAAAGACAGAGATTCTTTATAATTATTTAATTCTTTATTATTATTGTTTGTTGTCGTTTGATTGTCGGTCGTTTGTCGGTCGTTTGTCGGTTGATTGTCGTTTTGTTTGTCGCTGTCGTCGGCTATTGGCTGGTAAACGTCGTATTTACAGACGGTTATAATGCTGTATTTGTTTGTCGTTTTGATTGTCAATTCTCCGGATGTTTGCAGGTGCGATAGCCGGGTGCGAATTTGTCGGGCCGTCTGCCCTGTTGCGGCGCATAGCTTGTCGACAGACGCAACGAACGACCCTCGTTCGATTTCGATTCCCTGCCACCTTGTCGGGGCGTGGTTCGCTTTGAGTAGACAAACGACCCATAGTTGCAGGGCCAGCGGGTCGCAGAACCATTCCCAACCGAGCGTGCTGCGATATAACCGCACCCAACCGATATTTGTTTCGTTTGCCATTGCTGCTGATTTGAGCCGTTAAATTTCGCTTTTGTTGAGTGCGACGATTAAACCCTTGTCCGCCACGAATACACGCGCGAAACGGGCTGTTTTACGCATCTGTGCAGCAAAGGCGTCGGCAAAGCTGTTTGCGTTCGATAGGTGAAGCAGAACGACTGTCGAAAGTTCCGCCGTTTCGTTCGCTTTGACCATATCGCACGCCGCCCCGATGGATAGGTGCGACGTCCGCACGCGCGCTGCCTGCGCCGGGTTAATCGTCCCGCGAGCGATGTTTTCGTCTAACTCCTCTTGTGAATAATTCGCCTCGATAAGAATATGATTCAGCCGCAGGGATTTGAAGTTATACCGAATAAAATGTGTGTCGGTGGCAAAAAGAATCTTCCCGCACTCCTCGTGTTCGATAATATACCCGAACGGCTCCGCTGCGTCGTGCTTCACGTCGAACGCGCGGACGACGAAATCGCCGACCATTGCGGACTGCATCGGTCGCAATGCGTGTGTGCGGTGCGTCTTGTCGATGTGGCACGCCGCGAGCGTTCCCCGCGAGGTGTAGACGTCGATTGCTCGGTCGGCGTATTTGCCGATGTGGGCTGCGTGGTCGCCGTGTTCGTGCGTTACTATCGCACCGACGAATTTTCGGGCGTCGATACCGGTTCGGGCGAACATCGTTTCGGGCGATGCGCCGCACTCGATGACGAGTGCAGACGCTTCGCTCTCCAAAACGTAGCAATTGCCAGCCGACGACGAGGATATGACATGCAGCTTCATAGGGTTACAGTTTGAATGGGTCGTCTTCAATGGTAGCAGGGGCCGCCTCTTCGGTTGCCTCCTCGCGTGGAATGGGCGTCGGCGTAGGGATCGGCGGCATCGTTTCGGTAGGTACGGCCGATTGTGCTGCGATTGCGGCCGGGGCGACCTCTTCGAATTTTGCATCTTCGATATTTGCCCCGGCGGGTTTGGCTTCCGCTTCGTTCGTTACGCGGCGCTCTTTCTCGTCTTCGCTCAACAGCCATGCGTCGGACGACGAGTTGATGATGTGCTTCATGGCGGAACGCTCGACTGTTCGTCCGGCCATTTCGCTGGTAAAATTTCGGTGTGCAGGAGAGTTCCCCCGCATCGCGCCCTGCATCCATGCCTGCCGGATTTCGGTCATCGTCTTGATCGTCGTCGAGTGCGAACCGTCGGTCATGGTCGTCACGGCGTAGGCGGCGACGATCTTATCCTTGTTGATCCTCGACAGGCTCGGAACGTGTTTCGTTACTTTGGTTTCGCCGTCCTCCGTATACATGTATTCGAATTCGTCGCCCTCGTAGACGACGACCGAACGGACTTTCTTCATGCCCTGTGCGCGGGCCAGTTTCTCGTCGCCGAAATACGACCGCCAGAACGTCAGTTCGAGCTGTCCCGACGCTTTGTTTTTGATCGGGATGAAGTACCCTTGCTTTTTCTGGATGTCCATGCCTTGCAGCACCATATCAAGCAGTGAATTTGCCACCGATGCTTTGGTTACGACCTCCAAAACCGGGTGTTGCACCTTGTCGGCGTCTTCCCATAGCATTTCGGAGATTCGGAGCCATGCAAGGTTCATTTGGTTTGTTACGGCGTAGTCTTTCGGGACGACCAGCCCGCCGTTCGCTTGCAGCTCCTCGATGCGTCGCAGGACGCTGTTCGCAAGTTCATCTTTCATTGCGGCAATCGCTTTCGATTGCGTCGCCGGGGCGGCCTGCGCTCCGCTCTGATTGTTATTCTGTGCCATAGTTATTTGAAATAAAAGATTTGACGATATGTGTTGTAGTTGCGGTCTTCGATAGGGACGTCCTGCGGGTGGCGGCGCGCCTCGGCAAGCCAGCGTTTATAGCATTGCGGACAGTATATCTTATTCAGTACGGCGATGTAATAGCCGCCGTTGGGGGTTGCCATATCCGCCGTGCAGTAGTCGCATTTTGCAGGGCTTCCAATGACCCACATGTCGAGCGTTTCGACGTGGATAATCTTGAATCCTTTTTCGTTACTGACGATCTGTGCCATGTCGTTACGCTGTTTTGAGTTCGAGCGCTGCACCCTCGACCACTTGCAGGCGAACGACCTGCGAATCGAGCGCAAAATCGGTCTGCGAAATGCTTTCGGCGTTGTCGATGAAGACGGGCGCGGTTGCGCCGTAGTAGCGGCAGAACGTGCGGATGATGTCAAGCCCGGCGAGTACCTGCCCGGCGCTGTTCAGCGAGTTGAATGGTACGCCGTCGATGGTGGCTACACATGTTTCGACATCTGCGCCCTCGATGGTCTGTTCGTACATTCGCCAGCGCACGAGGTCGAAACGCGAATTTATCGCCGCTTCGACAGCTTCGATGTCCGCTTTCGTGTAGGCTGCCGCCGCAAATTCGAGGCGTTCGAGTTCGGCGATACGTTCGGCGATCTTCTTTTCGGTGGCCTTGGTTTCGTCTATCAATCGCTGAATTTCCGCCGTGTGCTCCTTGTTTGCAAGACGACGGCGTAGATCGGCGGTTGCGGTTGCAAGGTTCTGACGCACCGCGTCGATCTGTGCGGATATATCCCGGCGGCGCGCCGTGAGCGTGGCGGCCGTGATTTTCGTGGTTGCCGAGGCTTCGAGGGCATTTTGCGCGCGGGTAAGCTCGTCGGTGAGTTTCCGATATTCGGGGGATAATTTCGCCTGTTCTTCCTCCGTTTCGAGGTCGATTGCGGGAACGTCTTTCGCGGTTGTGACAGCCAGCGTCGCCGCGTGATGTTCCGCACGCAGTTGCGACAGGCGCTGATCAAGCATTGCGATTTCCTGTTCTGTGGTCGAAACCAGTTTCGTTAACTTGGCGTAAGTGTCCTTTTCGAGATTGGCGTCGGCGATCAACTTGTCGAGTATTTCGCGCTGGTGCTTCTCGAAGCTCTCGCGGGCTGTGCGGCGGGCTTCCTCGATAGTTGCAGCGGGTAACGGTTGGCCGCAAGCGTAGCAGGTGGTCGTGTCGACGTATTCAAATGCCGCCTTTTTCTCGGCCTCGTATTTCGCACGCATGGCGTCGAGCGCCGATTTGATATTCGCCTGCTTCTTTACGCAGGCTTCGAGGGTTTCCCGTTTCGAGTTTGCCGCAGTTTCGGTTTTTTCGATCTCGTGCAGAATTGAATCAGCTTTCGCTTGCGCGTCCATGATGGCCGCGTCGCGTTCGGAGTTATACCGACGGGCAGCGGTCAGTCGCGCGTCGATATGATCGGACAACGACTTTTTGATGTCGAGCACCTTTTTTAGTTTTCGGTCGTGGACGGCCTGCGTTTCCTCGTCTATCTTCGATGCGTCGGCGATTTGCGCGTCGAGTGCGTCGATCTGCCGTTGGTGGGCCGTAATTTCGTTTACGGCCACGGATTCGCGCTGCGCGATTTCCTGTTCCAGCGCTGCGTAGTCTTCTGCCGGGGGCATCGCATTCTGATACGCTTCAATCTTCGGGGCGAACGTGTCGAGTTCCTTTTTGTTCTTGCGCTTTTCGGCCGCCAGTCGCGCTTTGAAATCCGCAAGGGCTTCGCCGTTCATTTCCGCGAGCAGGTCGGCAAACTTTGTCTGTATCGCCGTGCGGTCGATGTTGTCCCCGACAAGGGCCAAAAGTGCGGCACGACGGCCTTTCCAATCGACGCGAGTATTGAAATACATCGGGTCGGTAAGCATTCGGAATACGTCGTCATTTATCCATTCCGAAATGATTTTGTCGTATTCCGCTTTGGTGCCGACCTCCACACCATTGACAGCGAACATGCTTTCGTGTCCGACGAAACGCAGATCGGATGATCCGCGCGGCTTGCTCCAGATTTCGCGGTATGTGCGGCGCAGCGTCTGCGTAGAGCCGTCCACATCCAATGCCACCTCGACGAAATGCTCGGCGCGGTGCATCGGTTCGCCTGTGGCATCTATTGTCTTGATGTCGATGTCGGCGCTGTTGTGCGAATCCTTGCCGAACAGTACCCACGTCAAGGCGTCGAAAATGGTTGTTTTTCCCGTGCCGTTGTCGCCTATGATCGTGGCGTTATGGCCGTCGAAGTCGAACGATACATCGCGCAGTCCTTTGAAATTGCGTAGGGTGATTGATTTGATCTTGATGTTCATAGCATCGTGCGTTTTGTGATGATTGGTTGTTATGCGTTTTTCCTTTGTTCTCTGATTATGGCAGCGGAAAGCGTTACGAACGCGGCGAATGTTCCGGCAACGGCGGCCCATGAAATCGGGTCTGCATCCATTGCCCCGCCGAGTGCGATCAGCGACAGCCACCACGGGATAGCTAAAATTTTGGTCTTCATGTCTACTTGTAGTAAAAGGTTATTTTCAAGCCGCGCCGCAGTTTGCATTCTATCTTATCCGCCTTGCTTCGAAATGCCCGGTCGAGCAGGTTGTTTGCGAGTTCACTCCCCACCAGCCCGACGAATCCCGTGTAACCTTTGAGTTCATGGATGCCGAGGCCCGAAACCTTGATGCGAAAATTCCGGTTTACCTCCCTTGATGTGTACTTGAGCGCTTGCATGTTATTTTTATCGAATTTCCTGTTTTATCGACTTTCGGGCTGCTGTCGTGTATTCGTCCGCCCGGTGTGGTAAAAGCTGCGAAACCGCTTATTTTGGCTATTCCTGTTGTCCGTATTTGCCGATGATTTCAGCGCGTTGCAGGCGTTCGGCTTCGAGTAAGGCGACGAATTCCGTGCGGCTGTATTTGATCGGTGAGTTCGGGGCCGTTCCGAATCGCTTGCCCTCGATTTTCCCATTCGGGGCGATATGCTTATCGACCCAGCCCCGGCCGAATTCCCGATACAGCGCGCGCTTCGTTACGAGGTCGGCAGCGGGTTGCTGGCGCTTGATGATTGCGCAAGCAACGACATCGGCGACGTGGACGAGGCAATGCTGCAATTCGTATAATTCGGGGAGCGACATATTACGAAAGGCGTTTAATTACAATGGTGGAGGCCGAAGCGGTGCGGGCCTCGAATTTCGCTTTGCCGTTTTTGTTGAAACGGCTAACGGCATTCATGTACGATGCGTAGTCGCGCCCTGTCAGCGTGAATTCGTGTTCTTCTCCGATGGGGATAGCGAGCATTGTCGCCACATAGTCGGTGCGTTTGATGATCGTGCCTTTTTTCATTTCTATTTGATTTTTTGGCGTTAACCCCGCGCCCTTTCAATGGGCGCGGGAATGATTAAACTGTGAAACTATTTCTTGAAAGCGGAAACCGGACGCACGGCG